CCATGTAAACGCAACAGGCAAACGTGCCCACAACACCCTTTTGAATCTGAGCGCCGTCGATGCGGTTGAACGGAAACAGAGTGCCGCCAATGTTGTCGAACACCTCGATGGTGTTGCGGTTCAGTGCGTAGATTTCATTGCGCAGCTTGAGCAGCGCCACCACAGGGTCTGGATCGACCTCAGAGCTGCCATACTTCAGCGGGTTGACATCCAGCGGGTTGGTCAGTTCGGTGACGATCAGGAACTCGCCATCGGTGGTCATGAAGTAGCCATCCACCCAAACCACATCGAGCACGATGCCAAGGTCTGGGTCGGTGTTCTGCGTCAGGGTTGATGCCACTGGGTCCCAGTAATACAGCCTGGTGCCGGACGCAATGGCCAGCAGGTCAAAGCTGTAGTCGAACGTCACCAGCGTGTTTGTCGGGCCGCCAACGTCGCCAAGCACGGTCACAGCGCCGTTGCTGGCCACGGTCACCAGCTTGGTGCCCATCACCCTGTAGCAGATGCCGTTCCAGTTGATGCCGCCACGGTCTATGCCTGGGCCGCTGCCGTTGGCCACAATGCCATCACCAGGACGCAAGAAGCCATTGCTGATGCCGGACTGCTTTGGCACCGGCACCATGTTGACCGGGTAGCTCGTGCGCAGATCAGGACCGTTGTCGGTGTAGATGCCGTTCAGGATTGGTATCTGCATGGCCTCACCATTTCACTTTGTCTGCCCAGTAGGCAGCGCTCATCTTGCCCTTGGCGATGTTTCCAGCGTGCCGAGCCTTGAATGACTCGCGCCGTGCCTTGTCGGCTGCACTCTCGCCTTCCTTCTTTGGAGACCCAGAGACGCCCTGCTGGCCGAACCGGATCGTCTTGACCTGGTCGCCAGCCTTGGCCACGACGACGTGGCTCTTGGTCGGATGCGATGGCGTGCGCTTGGGCTTGTTGAAGCCCTCGACGCCAATGCGCTCCAGCCTGGGGTCTTTCTTGGTGGCCATGATCAGGCGATCCGGTACCAGGAGTTGGTCGCCTGCACAAAGCGCATGCGGAAAAATGCGTTTGCAGCCAGCGTGGAAGGTGCCCCATAGGAGGCCGTCGCGCCATTGATGGCCAGCGTGAAGGTCGTGATGATCTGCGTGGTCGTGACCAGCACCTCAGTGCCATCAGGCGTCTGCGTGTTCAGCGGCAGCGTGACGGTGCCAGCCGCCAGCGTGCCAGCAGGCTGGATCAGCATCCACTGCTGGTCGGCCACAGGCGTCGGCACTGCGATGTTAAAGCCGGTTCCAGGTGTGTAGACGTTGGTGGCCAGCGTGGGGCTGGCAAAAGTCTGCTGGAAGTACTGCAGGAGCTGGCTGATCGGCAGGCGTCGTGCGTCGCCATTGTTGGGGACGTAGACGGGAATCTGGTCGCCAGGAGAGACCTGTGCCAGCAGCGGGAGTTGGTTGATTTGCGGCATGGTGCTCGCTCCTTTAGTTGTACTCGATAGGGCCGTCTGGTCCAGCGGTCACCGGATAGACGGGGTTGCCCAGGAATGGGTTGTCGTACACGCGCCAGGGCTTGTTTCCAGCGCCAGATGGCAGCGTGTTGGGGAACTGCTGCTCCAGCGGGAACGTGGCACGCTGCAGGAGGGTATCGTAGCCCTGCTTGGCCGTGGCCTTGGTCTCCGGCATCACCTGCTTGCCGTAGCTCGGAGCCAGCCGGATGCCCAGGCTGCAGATGATCGCCTCGTAGGCCGAGTCCGGGACGCTGGTCTGCTCGTCGATGCTGCCGTCCTGGGGGCTGGCCGGGATCGGGTAGCCCAGCCGGATGCCCTTGCCGTTCCAGTCGGCCATCATGGCATCGAGTCTGCGCCTGGCGGCCTCAAGCTGCTCAGGCTGTAGGTCGAACACATAGGACGCAAGGCCGATCTCTTCGAGCGCTGCGTAGATGAATTGGCGCTTGCTGTAGCCCATGTCAGCCTCCCTGCTGCATTGCAGTGGCAATCAGGCCACTGAGCTTTTTGTTTGATGTGCGACCGTTGAATGGTATTCCCAACTCGGTTGCCTTTGCCTCCAGCTCCTCGCGGGTGACCGGCGCATCGTCTTGCGGCACCTCTTCAGGCACTGCTGCGGCCGCCTTGGCGCGCTGCTCTGCGCTCCACTTCGGGTCGAGCTTGTTGACCGGCTTTGGAGGCTTTGGCTTCTGGACTCGTTTCGGCAGCGGCTTGGGGACGGGCTTTTGATAGACGAAGCCAGATGCCTCGTCTGCTGCCTCAATCTTCAAGTGCCATCCCAATGCCAGAGCCTGGTCGCACTCTGCTTGATCCTTGACCACACGCATATCGGCGCGCTTTCCTGGGCGAGCCGGTGGCGTCTTGTAAAGCATGCGTGGGTATTGCAGCATCATTTCCTCTTCGCTGTCTTGGCTGAGGCCACAAATGCGGCCTTGGTCGGTGCGCCCTTGGTCCCAGGCTTGCGCATGCGCTCAGGCGTCTTGCCTGCGGCCTTCTGGCGCTCAATGCGCTCGCGCTTGGCGTGGATGTTGGCGTACAGGCCGGCCTTCATTTCTTAGCCTTCATGGGTTTTGCTGGCGCTTTGCTGGGCTTGCCTGCGGCCTTGGCTGCAGTGCGCGCAGTGGACAGTGCCACGGCCACGGCTTGCTTTTGCGGCATGCCAGATTTCATCTCCTTGGAGATGTTCTTGCTGATTGATTTCTGCGAGTAACCTTTTGTCAACGGCATGGTGTGCTCCTTGTGAATGGGGGGACCGAAGTCCCCCCACCGTTAGTTGAAGATCAGGTCTGACCGAACAACAGGATGCCGGACATCTCAGGCTGCTTGTTCACGACGCCGTACAGCGTGTCCAGACGATACTTGATCGTCATGCTGTCGATGTCGTAGAACTTCTGCATCACCACCTCGATGCCGTTGTCGGTCGTGGCGCGCATCACTGCAACACCAGCGTCCGAAGGCACAGCGTAGCGACCAGGCAAGATTTCCAGAGCATCGCGCTGCCAGAACACGTTGATGCGTCCAGCAGTGGTGTTCAGGAAAGTGATGGTGGCACCGGCCGCAGGGGTCGAGTTGATGTTCTGGTACTGCAGTTCAGCATCAGAGCCGCCTTGTCCAGAGATGAACGGAGGCGAAATCGTGATGGTCTGACCAGCACCAGAGCCGATGGTCTGCACACCAGGCGCAGCGTTGGGCAGTGCGATGACCCGGAAGGTCTTCTCTTGCCCAGTGGACTGCTTGGTGATGTGATGCAACGCCTCGACGTTGGCCACCGTGAATGCGTCTCCAATGCTGACCTGGCCGCCTGCAGCGATGTCGATCAGAATGTTCTGGAAACGGTTGTCCACGTTGATCTGGCCGCCAACAGCGTTCGACGTGGCTTGCGGCACATAGAACTGGTTGGCCGTGTCAATCGTGACCTGGGTGGTCGACGGATTGGGCACGTTGATCGCGTTGGAGTAGTCCATCTTGTAGGTCTCGAACCCGGCGACCATGCCAACGAAGCTGCGCTCAAACGCAGTGTTGGACTTGTTGCCGTTGAACGAACGGGCCTGAGCACTGGCGATATTGCCGGCCAGACCGTTGTAGTCGCGGCTGGACAGGGCCAGAGCACGGTCGTTCATGACCACGCCTTGCTCGTTCATGATGGTGTCGCACAGCGCCACATCGTCGTAGCTGCCAGCACCAGTTGGCACCGACACGACCAAGGTGCCCTGCGAGGACGCCACGTTCATGATTGCCACGTTGATGTCGGAGGCCAGCTTCTGCGAGGCTGATTGGCCCAGACGACCTTCCTGCAGTGCGTCACGCAGTTGCAGCGCGGTCATGGTCCAAGGCACGGTCTGGCTGAATCCGAGGGTGGCCGGAACTGCGAGCTGGGTCATGTCCTGGTACTGCAGCGCAATGCTGGTGCCAGGCGTGCTGTTGATCGACTGAGCGATGTAGGGCTGCGGACGCCAGATGGTGTCACGAGCACGCTCCATCATCACCTGGTCGGTGCGATAGACGCTGACGTTGCGGGAGAGGACCAGCGCATCGTTAAAGCCTTCAAGAAGGTCTTCAAACGCGACGCGCTCTTCTTTGGAAAATGCATTTGCCATGATTGGCTCCTATAAAAAAAATCAGTTTCTGGATGCTGTTTGTTTCTGCCGCTTGTACTGGAGGACTTTTGTCATGTTTCCAGTGCGTGCGGCTTCGTCGCGCAGCCGTTCAAGTGTTGAGTCCACCGCGCCAGATACTCGGCCAGTTCCCTGGACGATGCGCTCTGGTGCGGGTGCTGCCCTGCGGTTGGTAACTTTCAATTCCTTCTCCAGTTTCGCTACCGCGAAGGCAAACTTCACGGGGTCGGTTAATGTTGCGAGTTCCGCTGCCTTTTTCGGGTTCTTGCCGAGTGCATAAATCACCAGGGCCGGATTGTCCGAGCCTTGCAGGACGATGCCTTGCTGGGTGACGTTCAAGACCTGCTGGACGGTTTCCTCAGCATCCTCGTAGTCACGCACCTTCAGCTCGGCTTTCGCCTTGCCGTAGGACTCCAGCTTGCTTTGCCAGGCTTGCTGCTGCGCTTGCTCGGCCTGTCGAACCTTGTCGGTCTCTAGGTCGTGCTGGCGCTTGCGGTCATGCCAGGCGTCCATTGCTTGCTCGTATCGATCCGCATCGTAGTCGTGGTCCTCCAGCTTCGGCTTCGGCCCCAACGTCACGACCGGCTTTTTCTCAGTCGTTGTGGCTGTCAGCTTGGCTTCGAGTTCACGAATCCGGCGCTCTTTTTCCCTGTTCGCTTTACGCAGCTCGCGCACCCATTCCGGCGCACGGACTTCCTCTTCGGCGGGGGGCGCTTCCTCGCCAATGGAGACGACAACCTCGTCCGACTCCTCCTCCTGCGTTTGCGTCTCGCCGTCGTTCAGTTGGTCGCTGGTGGCATTGTTCTCACCAGTTTCAATCTCAACTTCCTGCGGCTCGTCCTCAATCGCTACGGTTTCGTCGACTTGGCTCTCATCAACAATCACTGCCCTTTTGTTCATCGGTTGACCCCATCAAACTCACCCATTGACACGGCTGGGTGGATGCCGTTTCCCACATTCTCACCCATTTGCCATCATCTGACAACGGGTTGAATTTCTTGGCCCATGACAGCTTGCTGCGCTGCCTCGATCTCGGTCAGCACCAGGTTCTGCTGCTCCAGACTGGTCTTGGCCAGCGTCTCGGCCGTCTTGGCACGAGACAGGCCGGCGTCGGCCACGGTCTTGATTGTGCTGGCGCGCGCCTGGGCTGCCTTGGCGATGGCCTCCTCGGCCGCGGCCTGCAGGAAGACGGCGTTCGGGTCTTGGGGCTGGCCTTGCAGCTCTATCATCATCTGCTCTGCCTCTTGCTCGGTCGGCTTGACCACGCCCATGCGCAGCAGTTTCTTGCGGAAGAAGTCGCGCACGTCGCCGATGCCCTCGCCTTCCATGTTCAGCATTGCCATCGCCTGCAGCACTTGCTTGGTCTCTGGGTCGTCGCTGATGGCCATCATGCCGGTCAGCGCCCGGACGGTCGCCTGTCGCTTGCTTGAGCTGGACGGGCCAACGTCTGCGACCACATCGAACTTGGCCTGGCTCAGATCGTTTTCCAGGACCACCTCGCCGGTCTCGCTGACCATCGGCTTCATCAGGTCGACCATGTCGGCCTCTTCGGCAGCGTTGATCACCTTCATGCGCCGGCCTTCTTCGACGTACACGTCCTTGGCCATGCTCAGCCAGATTTCGCCGCAGCGCTTCATGCCCTTGGCAAAGTTGCTCATGTAGATGAAGGTCTGCATGTCCAGACGGGTCTGGATCATCTCGACGGCCTTGCCGCTGATGTTGCTGACCATCTTGTCGGCCTGCTGCGAGCTGCCCAAGATTTCCTGCATGTCCTGCTCTGTGATCTGCAGGAGCGCAGCCATCGCAGGCGGGATTTGTGGGCTGCGGGTGTAGGCCACCGGGCCGCTGATCTGCTGGCTGCCGTCCGGGCCTGTGATCGGGTTGACCAGCAGGTACGGGTAGTTGCGCAGGTTGTCGTCTGCCCACATCATCTGGTGGCCAGTCACCTGCTCAGGCGTGAGGATGGGCTTCTCGACGCTGGACAGCGCGCTGATCTCGCCCAGCTTGCTGAGCTGCATGTTCTTGAGGCGCTGCGCATCCTTGGCCAGGCGCACATGGCCCATGCAGCGCTCGACGTTGTCGACGAACCAGCGCTTTCCGTAGACCGGAACGATGGGGATGCAGTTGCCGGCGATGTAGCCGGCATCCTCCAGAATCTTGCCGCCCGACATGATGTACTTGTGGACGCGCTTGCGCTTGATCTTGCGCTGCCGCACCTCGACGCTGCCGATGGCCGCGAGGGTCTCTTCGAGCGCAGGGTCGTCGGTGAACTCGCTGGCCCTGTAGCGCTCCTCGGTGCCGTCGATGGCTCGGAAGATGCGGATGGTCTCGTTGACCTCCTCGACCTTGTAGTATTCGGCAATGTAGACCACGTCCGGCGTGCACCAGTCGAACTCGTACTGGTGGATGATCTTGGGCCAGTCGGTCGGGTCGTCGCCCCACTCCTCTTTGTAGCTGGCCCTGGTCATCGAGGTGACGACGTAGCAGAATTTGGCGTCGGCCTTGTCCTGGCGCTTGGCGTTCAGGTCGAAGAACACCGAGCTGTCGGCGTCAAAGATTGGCTCGATGCGGATGCGTTGGTACTCGTTGTCCTCGTCCTCCTCGTCCTCGTAGACGGTGCGCAGACGCCAGGCACCGAAGCCACCGCCCACGGCCTCCTCGAAGGCGTTGTCGTAGGCCTCGTCGGCCACGCTGTCCTGCTCGTCGGCTCGGTACATGCCGTCGCAGGTCTCGGCTAACTTGTCGTTCTCGCCGTCCTTGCTGACGTAGTCGACCGTGATCCGGTTGTTTCGGTACTCGTTGACGATCCTGATGACCGACAACATTATTTTGTTCACCTCGAAGCGCGGCTTGTTCTCGTAGATGTCCCACAGTGGGCCTTCCCACTGGCTGCCGGCCAGGCTGTAGAAGCGCCGGTCCTGCAGGCACTGCAGGCGCTCGTCGCGCAGTGCGGTCTGGATGTCGTTGAACTGCTCCAGCGCATCGGTGTGCAGATTGTTGAGATATTGCTCTTTGGACATGCGTGCCATATTTCGCCCCTATTTGCAAGTATTTTCTACCATTTGCTCGTGACAGGCAATGGTGTGAAGTTGACAGGCCGCGAAACCACCGCAGCCCTGCGGACGCCCTCGCACGCATATCGCAGCGCATCGATGACGTGATTCTTCTTGTCCTGCAGGATCGGCAGCACTTTGCCGGTCAGCGGATCGGTCTTAAAGCTGTAGAAGGTCAGCTCGTCGATGGTGTGGATGCAGCGCGGGTGGACGACCACGTCGTAGGACTTGAGCCACTCGACGCCCTCCTCCACCGACTTCGCGCCCTTGACTGCGCCCATAATCTTCGGGAAGCCGTTCTTGCGCATGTGGCTGATCGTCTCCGGCCGCGAACTGTCGGCCACGATGGGCCACTTCTCGGCCTCCGGCACGGTCATGAACAAGTCCGGCGTGTTGACGATCTCGCAGCCCACCATGTAGGCCTCGTGGTCGATGTAGAGGTTGCGGCCGACGATGTGGCATCGCACCAGGACGGTCGGGTCGGTGGCAAAGCCCCAGTCAGCGCCAAGCCGGTGGATGGCGTCCTTCGGTGCCTCGAACTCCTCGACGCGCCAGTTGCGGAAGACGCGCGCGCTGCTGTTTTGCAGGTAGCCGCCGCGCCAAACGTGAGCGTACTTGTCCGGGTCGCGCGCCAGGTCGTACTCCATCTCGGCGCGCAGCACGTCTGGGAACCAAGGATTGTCGTTGTAGTTGACCTCCAGCACCTTGGCGTCCGGTGGCGGCTTCTCGCCGCGAAGCAGGGCATCGACCGGGTCGCTGGCCTGGCTCGGGTTCCAAGTGAACCACAGCTCGGAGCCTGGCTTGCGGATGGTTGGCCGAAGCAGGTCCAGGCTGCGCTGCGACAGGCTTTGTGCCTCCTCGCACCAGGCACGGTCGTAGCCCTCCAGAGACTTGATGCTGTCGGCCGTGTGGTTCTGCATGCCCTGGAAGATGATTAGGCCGTCGCCCTTCTTGGACTTGATGACGGCCTCCTGCACCTCGAAGTAAGCGCCGGCATTCATGGACTCGATCTTGAGTTCGAGCAGGCGCTTGACCGACTGCGCCAGTGACTTCTGGACCTCGCGCACGCAGACGCTGCGGCTGGTCTGGTCCAGGATGTGCGCCTCGATCAGCATCTCGGCAAAGGTGTGGGACTTGCCCGAGCCGCGGCCGCCGTGCGCGCCCTTGTAGCGCGACGGCTCCAGCAGCGGCAGCGCCCAAGCTGGGGTCTCGATGCGCAGGGTTGTCACTTGCCGACCACCACGCGCTCGATCTTGCGGTACTCGATGGGCGCTCCATCGATGCCGCTGTGCTCATGGTGCTGCACTTCCTTCCAGCGCATCTGGGTCTTGGACCACCAGATGGCTGCGGCCGTGTCGCCTGCCATGACCTTCTGGAACAGGGTTTTCCCTACCTGCCCGTTGGCCTTGGCCTTGCCGGACACCAGTTCTGTCGCAAAGTGCTTGCGCAGGGTGTCGGTGTCGATGCCGTCGCGGACCAGGACTGCGATCTGCTCGATGGGCAGGCCGTATCCGGACAGCGCCTCAACCTGCTTGCGCTCGGCGTCTGTGGGCTGGAATGCCGGTCGGCCAGCCCCTTCACGCGCACCTCCGCTGTTCGGTCTGGGGCCGCCTTGCTTTTTTATGACCGATTTTTCAGCAGCTTCAGGCTGCTTCTGTGATTGCTTTTTCGTTGCCATTTTTAACCTCCGCGAAAGGTTTTCCAGTTTCTGCGTGTGTTGCCTGCTTGCCGGTGAACTCCTGCCAGCGCTTGACGATGACGTCAACGAACTTCGGATCAAGTTCCATAAGGCGCGCTTGCCGATTTGCTTTCTGTGCAGCGATCAGCGTGCTGCCACTTCCACCGAACAGGTCGAGAACAATATCTCCTGGGTGGCTGCTCCATTCGATCATGCGTTCTACCAGCGCCACCGGCTTCATGGTTGGATGCAAGTCGTTCTTGGTCGGACGGTTGTGCCTGATGATTGTTCCGCTGGCCTTGTTGCGAATCTCGTTGATCATCTCAATGAGCTGCTCCTTCTTCATTGACTTCAGGTCGACGTCATCATCGATCACCGTTGTCAGCGTGAAGTTGCCGCAGAAGTAATGGCCGGAGCCTTCCTTCCATCCGTAGAGGATTGGCTCGTGTTGCCAGTTGAAGTCTTGGCGTGAAAGCGTGGCGCTCTGCTTCACCCAGATCAGCACCTGTGACAGTTTCAGTCCAGCCTCGACCATGCAGTCTGTGAATGCTGCGCGCTCTGACTCGCCGTGTGCGACATAGATCACAGCGCCTGTTCTCATGACTGCGTAGTAGCTGGCGTAGACACTGCGCAGAAAGTCTCTGAACTCGCCAGACCCCATGTCATCGTTCATGATCTTGCCGGCCTTGCCTTCGACTGCCACGTTGTAGGGTGGATCAGTCCAGACAAGATCGGCCAGCTTGCCGTCCATGAGCTTCTCGACCTGCTGCAGGTTTGTGCTGTCTCCGCACATCAGGCGATGTTTTCCAAGCACCCAGATGTCGCCTGGCACGCTGATTGGCGTCTCAGCAATCTCTGGCACATCATCTGGATCGCCCTGGTATTCGATCTGTTCTGCGTCTTCGACTTTGGTCAGACCATCGATCTCGTCTTGGTTGAATCCGGTCAGGCTGACGTCAAACCCTGCTGCATCCAGTTCTGCCAACTCCAGCGCCAGCAACTCGTTGTCCCAGCCAGCGTTCAGCGCCAGCTTGTTGTCCGCGATGACGTAGGCGCGCTTCTGAGCCTCGCTCCATCCCTTGGCCACCATGACCGGGACTTGATCCATGCCGAGCTTCCTGGCCGCCATCACGCGACCATGACCGGCAATGATGCCGCCGTCCTCGTCCACCAGGATGGCCGAGGTGAATCCCCACTCCTTGATGCTGGCCGCCAGTTGTGCGATCTGGTCCTCGGAGTGCGTGCGAGAGTTCTTGGCGTAGGGCACCAGCTTTTCGATGGGCCACTGCTCGACCTTGTCGGCTGGATTTGTTTTGTGGGATTTTGTGGTCATGCTGCATTCTCTCCTTTTTCGAGCCGGTTTGCCACCAGAGTGGCGTAGCCGGCGATGTCGATCCAGTTGTCGGCGTAGTTCGGATCGCCGTTGAGGATGCGCGCGATCTTGTGGGCGATCATGTCCAGGGCTTCCAACTGGTCTGAGTCCAGTTCCTTGTTCCTGGCCTTGGCAGCCGAGTGCATGACCTGCTTGATCACCTGGCTGATTTCGGCATGGCCCTGGAAGCTGCCGTACCTGGACTCGCGTCCGGCCAGCATATCGTTTACGTTGGTTGTGTTGCTCACTGCATTCTCCTGTGGATAACTTTTTCCCACTTTTTAAAGTGTCTCGTCATGAAATTTCGCCGCATCGCAAGGGAACTGGGAACACACCTAAAGGTGTGTGTTCCGTTCCGTTCCCGTTTTGCGCCGTTTTGCCCAGGGAACTGAGTTCCGTTTTTTTCCGTTCCGTTCCGTTGTTCCCTTTCCATGCTTGTGGATAAGTCTGTGGATAACTCATGATCAGCGCTCCGACTTTCGGATCAGCATGGCACTGGCCTGGGCATCGTCGATCACCGTCCAGCCATGCTCAAAGGCCTCAATGATCTCGGCCACCAGCAGGTCTGCGATGGGTTTTCCGTTGGCGCTTGGCTTGATGTAGACCTTGGCCGAGGCCTCGCTCACGTCCATTTTCTGGACCAGGTAGTCGACCATTGCCGACCTGCTAAGGTAGGGTAAACCATTACGCTCCTCGGCTCCTGATGACCACCAGGCGTTCTCAAAGGTCTTGCGGTGGCTGTCGATCTTGCCGTCCTTCTTGGCGACCGTTGGTGCCTGAGCCTGGACGATGACGGCAGAGGTGACCGGCTGATTGTCCTCGTCGTACCAACCTGGGATGGTGACCTGCTGCAGCTCAACGTAGACCGTCTGGGCAAGCTCAGCGTCCTTGGACTTGCGCTGCACGATCTGCATGGGCTGGCTGTCCTTGCCTGGCACGATGCTGATCTCGATGTCCAGTGCGCCGCGCCAGGCGCTTGAACCTCGCGCCCTATGCTGGGCTTCCTCGGCCACGCCGGTGTGGTGCACCAGGATCACGCTGCAGTTGAACTCCTGCATCAGGCTGTTGCAGGCATCCAGCATGGTCTTGGCGTCCTGGGCGCTGTTCTCGTCGCCGGCCAAGAATCGGTGCAGGGTGTCCACCACGATGACGGCCGGCTTTTCTGGCAGCGTCCTGACCTGCTCGACCACCTGCAGGTAGCCTGTCGGGGTGTTGAGGTCGCAGCCGTCCTTGGACAGCCACATGGCCAAGTGTCCGGCCTGGTGCTGGTGCTTCCAGGCTGCAACGCGCCCACGCAGGCCGTGGTGGCCCTCACCGGCCAAGTAAACCACGTTGCCTGCCCGAACCTTCTGGCCAGCCCATTCAGGCGTTTGTGAGGCGATTCTGAGGCACCAGTCGAGCACCACAAAGGTCTTGCCGCCGCCCGATGGGCCGTGGACCATGATCAGCGCCTGGGACTGCAGCCAGCGCTTGACCAGCCAGGAGATTGGGGCCGGCTGAGCCGAAAAGTCGTCGGCTGGGATCAGCCAGTCATCTTTTGGTGGGAGCAGGAGGCTGGCCAGATCGTGGCCTGCCTGGGCATAATCGTTTGCGTCTCCATCGATTGGCGGCATGACCATCCTCGCTCCAAATTTGGCCGAGGCCTGCTCTGCATACCGCTGCCCAACTCCTGACTTGTCGTTGTCGGCCACGATAACAATGTCTTGGCTCGCGCCATACATCTCGCGCAGGATGCCTGTCACCGGCACCAGACTGCTGGCGCTGTAGGCCACGATCACCGGCCTGTTGGTCGTCTCATGGATGGTCGCTGCCGTTGCGAATCCCTCGGCCACGAACAACGTGCCAGGCTCATCCAGTGAGCCTACCATCCAGAACTTTCCTCCTGTCTGGCCACCTGGGTGGTACAGCTTGCCTCCGTCGTGCGAGATGTACTGCAGGGTGGCCAGGGTGCCGTCTTGCCCATACAGCGGCACCACCAGGCGGCCGTCGCCGGTCACGCGCGCCCCATGCACGCCGATGCCCTTGCGCGCCAGGTATGGGTGCTCTGGGCTGGCTGTCTGGGCCGAGGTCCATATCGTCTCCACGGTCGCCGCGGCCACCTCGTGCTTGCGCTCCAGCTCAGCGTCGCGCAGCGCCTTGGCCTCGGCCATGCGCCTTGCGTGCGCCATCTCCTCGGTTGCTGTCAGCTTGCGCCCGACCTCTGCACGCCAGGTCACCTCGACACCTGCGCGCCAGCAGCCAAAGCGACCGGCTGGCACGCCATCACCGAAGACCAGATACCAGCCTGGCTTGTCACCACCGTGACTGCCGCTGCCCTTTGTGCCGGACTTGAACCTGTGAATCTTGCCGTCCAACAGCAGCTCGTCTGGCGGCTCCAGGCCGGACGCCAGCATGGCGTCGCGCAGTTGTTCTTCAGGTGGTGCGATTCTCTTTTCTGGTGGTGGCGACCAGGGGCCGCCAAGGACGTTGGAGAGGTCAGCCATGTGCCGCTGCCTCCTGCCGTGTCAGGTAGTCCGACAGCGCCTTGACCGTCT